GACCAGGCGTCAAAAGATTATCAAGATTCAAGCCGTCTAGTGATTTTTCTTCGAAGGATGCTATATCGCTTCTTGTAGAATTGCTGAAGACATCAGCCAGAAGACACACCATTCCCTTTGATATCAACGCAGCTGAATCAGCCGTGAAATAAATTGTATCTTCATACGTAAAATGGGGAACCAACCACGTCTGTGACTGGCAGCCTGGGACCTCGAACTCCTTCAGCTTGAACCTTTCCGGAACGATCGCCGACTTCTTCCCAAACTCCATAAGCCAGGTATAGCGGTCCATCATGTCGTCCATTGAATCAAGCGTATTCACGTAGGACTGCAGCTTTTCAGTAATCATCCACTCCCTTTCAGGACTCTATTTACATGATCATCGTCAATGGGCTCCAGCTCATCCTGCATTTTCTCCGAAGGCGTAGGCCTTTCCGTTATGCCTGGAATGTAGTGGTCTGTCAGCGGAAGCAGTTTCTTCTTCGGCTTGTAGACAAATTTAGCCGAGCAGTATTCACAAATGGCCTCGTTGTTCTCATCAAAGGTGTAATACACAATGGGATGGTCATCGGCGCACGAGAATGTCTCCGTGTGAATTATTTTTGCAGTCATAAATTTTTAGGACCGGTGTATTTTGAATCTTCAGGAGGGACGTATCCGTTCCTTATCTTATCCCGGTACAGCGCACCGATGATCGCGTTCTTTGTCATACCAAAGATCTTTCCAATTTCACTGGCGCTGTTGCATTTCGTTAAATATTTTACATGATTCAATTCGTGATTAGTCCATTTTCTTCGTCTTCCTCTTTTAGCCATGCTTGTATCTCTTTCTGTTTCTCTTGTTCCATCTTTTTTGCCATGCCCAATTGCTGACCTTGCTTCCATACACCTCGCAGATGTTCAGCAGCCAATCCTTGACCCTGAACACCAGATTACCCGGGTAGTATTGCCCGGGCAGTCCCTTTAAAGCCCGATACAGGCCTCCTGTGACGTTTTTTATTTGGCTGAATACGGTCATTTCGTCCTTTGGATCCCAGACTTCCACTATTTATTTTTTTCCTCTTTAAACAGCCCCAGAGTCCAATTGCATTGCTGAATTGCCCCCTGAAGGCCGCTCAAGGTGGCTTCCATATTTGCTATTGCCTGTCTCCCCTGGACTATCTTTGTTGTAAGATCATCAAGCTGCTTCTGCAGCTCTTTTTTTCTTCTTTCAATTTCTTCTTTTTCTGGATGCATTATTTTCTCCTTACTCTTAACCCCAGACGGGCACGCCTGCGATTTTTTCTTTTGTTGGATCCGACCTTGCGTCTTCCCTTATGCTTCTTTCTTTTTAAATCCGCTCTGCTCATGGCCCCACATATTTTTCTTTATGGTTTTCAGAAATCTCCCAAGAGCAATTTGGGCCGCATAAAAAGTTAATTTGATATTTAAGAAAAGGATACCACGTCTTAGAGAACGAATATCTCCATTCATTGCCGTCAAACCATCCATCGCAGTTGAAGCACTTGAACTCAGGAGCCGTGCCTCCTTCAGGCCCCGGTCGCACGCTGTTCGGATCATAGTCCTTTCCTTTCTTAAACCCCACAAAGACCTTCGCATTCGTCCGCAAACTCCTCATCGAATGTCTCTCCGAAAAGAGTGGCCTGCTTAGGCTTCTCCTGGAAGTCTATGCTTCTTAGGGGAACTGCCTTCTTGTGAAGGAACAGCTCCGCTGTGGTGTTCTTAAGTCCCTTTCTAATCAGATCATCAACCTCGCATGCATCCTCAAAATCCTTCGGATAGTTCTTCTGCATGTTTTTCCATTGGTCATTGTGATGGTATGGACATCCTATGCAGGATGACTTTCCTGGCATTGGATGCACTTTCCTTTCCTTGTACCACCTCAGGCAGTCTGCCCTTGACATTTTCATCTCTATAAGTGGCCAGCGCGATGTCAGCCAGTACATCCTGGCATTCTTCATGCGCATTGCCTCATCCGTTGAGATGCCAATCCACTGTTCCACCATTGTTCCTTTCTTAACTCTGTGACGAGGCTTGACTCCTAGGATCTCCCTAATCTTTTTCTGTATGGGTATGACCTTGTAGTCATGGGTGCACTGCCGATAAAGCATTCCAACCTTTCCACCGGGGCGTGCTGCAAATAGTGGTGGATTTGGCACGCGTCCGGCGAAAGACTTCCACTCCTCATTTGATCCCTTGACGGGATTGGCTGCTCGAATAAGATCCTCGCGGATATTGCTTCGCTCAACCGTAATGAGGGGGCAAATTGTTATTGCTTTCTTCAGGTATTCCACATGCTCGTAGACAAAGGATGGCTCCCATCCAGTGTCAGCGAAGATCATATAGTCTGGCTTGTGCTTTGTCAGCCCTTCCTGTGCCATGAGTGCGAGACAGGATGACTGAACCCCTGCCCCGAGCGATAGTATCCGCATTGTGGGCTCTCGCTTGTTTCCTTCCTCATCAAGGTACTCAGGCTCCTTGGTAGCGGCAACTGCCGCCATATTGTTAAGGCGCTTTTTATCAACTTTTGTTGACATCTCCTGTAAAAGTTTTCTTCTTTCATACTCCATCTGCTCCTTGTTAATAGCAAAATTATGCTTGACACCGTCAGCCCTCTTCTTGCCTTGGTCTCGGTACCCGGGTTTTCTGCTATTATTCATAGTTTTTTATTGACCTCATTGTTTGGATTATTTTTTGCGTATAATATACGTCTTCAGCATAGATTGCAAGTGTCTCAACCAGTTTTTCCTCATCAACTATGTCGTTGATATACTGATGGAATCTCTCTCTTCTGAACTCCTTATAATGGTGGCTATTGTTGAGCAATTCGATATAGTAGGATATGGATTCACATTTAGTCTCAAAGATCCTAAGCCCCCAGCTCACATTAGGTTTATTAATGGGCTTTAATTGGTTATCTGACGGGTCAAAAGTGCGAATCCCCATTAAATTATTGGCTTCAACCGCAAATCTCGACCTACCCCAATTGGATTCGTGAACAGCCTGGGATATGATTATATCCACAGGAATCCTGTTGTGGTCTTCTTCCATAACATTAAAATGAACGGCGCATGACCTTACATCATCAATGAACTCCCCATTGTTTGTATAGTCCATTTGAGGATTAAAACTAGCGCAGAATAGCAATACAGAACAGACCCAATTCATCAGCCACCCCAGCTTTCACTAATATTTATGTCAACTTTAGATGGAACCTTTAATTCCACGCAAGTTTCCATAATCTCTTTTATTTGATTTCCCTCTTTTTCATTTTTAACTGAACAATCCAATTCATCATGTACTTGAATAAGAGGAATTACTCCCAATTGTTCATACACTTCCACCATTGCTTTCTTAGTCTGATCTGCAGCCGATCCTTGAATTAAACGGTTTAATGCTTTGTAGGTAAACGCCCTCTTAATCGCCATTCCATATTCAGTTTGCGCCTGGTTCAATGGAAGTGGCTTATGAACCCCAAATGAAGAAGGTTCCCATAATTCAAACCTGCATTTTCGTCCAAGAAGTGTGCGTATAATGCCTTTATCATTGGCCCTATTCATAACTGCGTGCAACATACCTTTCATAAATGGTACTTTATTATGAAAGGAATTCATCATAGTTTTTGCAGATTGTGGCTCCATATCTAGCTCCCTAGCTAGCTTATGATATCCCATTCCGTAAATAACTCCAAGTCCTATTGTTTTGGCCAGTCTTCTTTCTATGCCAGCCATATCAGCAGTCTGTTGGTGGAAATCTAAGTCTTCTTTTTGGTAGGCCTCTTGAACCTCTTTTGATCCCCCCATTTTAACCAGTCTGGCAAAATGGGTGAGGAGCCTAGGCTCCTGTTGCGAGTAGTCGGCCTTAAGCCAATATTCTCCCCTCTCCGGAATGAAAAGTTTCCTAATGCTACTGGCAAATTGTCCTCTGCTTGGGATCTGCTGTAAATTTGGGTGATTGTAACTGAAGCGACCAGTAACAGTACCCCCGCTGTCAGAGCGTATTTGGTTAATATGAGCATGGATCCTCCCATCCTTATTATACTTTAAAACACTATTTAAAAAAGTTCCTTGCAGCTTGTTCAATTCCCTTGCCTGCGTAATTAATCGAGGCAATTCATGGGGATGATCAGTCAGAAACATTTTTGTAAAAGAAGGTGAATCTGTTTTAATGGTCCTTTCATACGGCAAATTAGCTGCATCAAAAGCCGCCGCTATGGACGCGGCTGACCAGATCTCCACTCTGAGGCCAGTTAAGTCATTTATTCTCTTTACCAGCTTCTTTTCCTTGTTCTTAAAACGTTCTATAAGGGTCATCGATTTGGGAATATCAACCCTCACCCCACGCTTGGTCATATTAAGAATCACATTGATTAGTCGGCATTCTATATCATATATTGTGTTCAGGTTATCCACTTTAATTTCTGCCAATAATTTTTCTATCAACTTTAATGTTAATCGAGCATCTGCCTCGGCATACTCGCCTACAAATTGTGATGGTAATTTGTACATTTCACTCTTGGGGTCAATGCCAAAAGCTGTGGCCGCTTCCCTTAATTTTGTTTCATCTTTTCTTTCACCAAGCTTGTCCTTGGCGCAACTATCAAGTCCATAGGAAAATCTATTCTCGTCTATCAAAGCCATTGCCACCAATGTATCATGAATTTTACCTTTAACCTTTATTCCTAGGGTTCCTAGCCATCCAATATCATATTGAGAATTATGAAACACTTTTTCAATTGAACCGTCTTCACATATAGACTTAATATATTTCACCACTTTCTTTTCATCCATATTCCCACTTTCATGATTAATAGGATAATATCCTGTGAATCCATTGGCAGAGACAGCAATTCCAATGACCTGTCCATTTCCAGTGGGCCATCCTGGACCCCTTCCCATTAGTTCCGTGTCGCACGTCTCAAGATCAATAGCTACCTTATCGTGGCCACTCAGATCAGGAAATGTAGTAGGTGGTAGCCATTCTGAATTAACTTCCTTTGAAAATAAATCTTTCATTTTTTTTCCTTTGCTAGTTTTTTAACGTATTTTCTGGTTATTTCTCCCCTAATATCTCCTTCAGATTTAGGGTATTTATCTTCCAGGAGAAGTTCAGCATAATGAATAACTTTTTCAATATCCTGTCTTCCTCCCTTGATGCTGTGCCTCGTAATATACTTAACAATGTTTCCTTCATACCAACCCAGTTTATTCTTGACAATATAATGGCTTGGTTGGATCACCATCCTCTTATAATGATCTCCTCCTATTTGTTTTTTATGCGCACTCATATATCATAGCCGTTGTATTGCTGAGGTTTAATGATGTGTAATTCTTTTCTTGCGCGTGTCACTCCAACATAAAAGAGACGATGCGTATCGTCTGGATTAATTTCCATTTCTTCCCGAGTTGATCGTGAGATATCGGTAAAAAGCATGACATTGTCCGCCTCTCCCCCCTTTGCCCCATGGATAGTGCTTAAATGAATTTGCGGTTTATCGGTTAAGGAACGATTTCTTTGTTCTATGGCTCTTGCGTATAATACATCGCGGTCCGATACTTTATCCAGTGCCACATCCCACGGAAGACCAGCTACTAATAATCCTTGGTGATTAACAAGCTCCTCAATGTCATAGGTCTCTTTGTCAGCTGTTCTTAATGTTTTGTACCCGCGTTGCACGCCAGTCCCTAGCGAGAGATAAGAATAAACGGTCTTTACTGCATCCAAAGTTATAGGTTCCCCTTCCCCCAACCTTTTCCAGGAATCGATGGCATCTTGTACTGTCTTGGATATGGATGGTTGGTCTTTCCTCGTGTAGAGAAGACCTTGCGTCCTAACATCACGTTGAATGTCATCCAGCATATAATTTGTGGATGCCAGAATAAACCACTCTCCTTCGTGAACATTAACACTTCTTGAATGGGCATGGTATTCAACCAGTCCTTTTTGGTTGGTTCCAATCCATTCCTTGGGTCTTCTGTGTCTAACTCTTTGAATAATAGTGCGTGACAAGTTCTGAATGGCTTGTGCACATCTATGAGATTGACGAAGAACTTGTACTTCTCCTTCCATTCTAATAAAATATTCGACATCAGCTCCAAGCCAACGATAGATGGCTTGGTCATCATCTCCGCTGATATAAACTTTTTTTGCATATTTGCATATTTTCCTGAGCATAGCCCATTGAAGATTGCATAAGTCTTGAGCCTCATCTATAAAAACAAAGTCCAAGGGAGGTACTTCTCCGTGTTGAACAAAGTTATCAATAAAGTCAGTGAAATCAAAAAGCTGTCTTTTATTTTTAAACTCTTCGAATGATTCCTTCGCCCTTTTAAATGAAAACCATGATACTTCCCCATTCAAGCGAGGAGTTCGTTGATAATGATCATGAAGGTCTCTCCCCCTAAGCCGGCATTGATTGGCCTCGTTTAATTGCATATTATCAATTCTAGTTAGTCCTATCTCATCATTCACATAGACATTTCCTACATCCATTCCAAACTCATTGCCAAATTCTTCATAATTACTTTTGTTCATGACATCTGACTTGACCATTCCAAGCCTGTGATATGCAAAGCTGTGCAATGTTTGAAAATACATCAGATCTTTTTCTTCCAAGTTGAATTTAATGAGCGCCCGGTCTCGCGCTCCATGCGCTGCCTTCCTGGTGAAAGCAAGGAACGCTATGTTGTAGGGGTGCGCTCCCTCGGCCAGCTTTTGGTCCACTATACCCAGTAGAGTATGCGTCTTGCCTGTGCCGGGTGAGCCTAATATAATATTAACTTTTGACATCTATCTCTCCATATACTTCTAATATTCGTTTACAATCATCAGGTGTAACACCATGTTTTCTACTGTTAAACTCCCATGTACAAAAAACAATATTACCTTCTTCATAAGGAATCCTTGGATCTATACGGTCAATGGATAGATTGGTGGGTCTACTTTTCTTCCAACCTTCTCCAGTTGAGCGTTTAGTGGTAAGTTTAACCCCAGTATATCTGCAATGAGGACCGTACTCTTTTTTATGCTTATTCCATAACTCTAAAAGATGATCCCTGCCTTTAATACTATAAGGGACATTTCTAACATATTTAATTGAGGCCCATAAATTATAAAAATATCCTTTTTCTGATTCCATATATCTTAAATC